CATCGATCATTCTCTTGGTAAGAGAAGAATTGACCAATCCAGGAATAGTTAGAACATTGTACTCTACGAACTCTGGGTCTGCTACTGTATCGATTGCTCTTTGGAATGTGGCAAGAACATGGTTGTTGGAAGGATCGGTATCTCCGCCGATGTAAGTATTACGGAGTGGTTCGCGTTCATAGACATTTAGTCCATCGAACCCGCCGAACATTGGAGCAGTGAATCCTTTGACACCAAGTTTCAAAATGTTCTTGTATGAAGCTGCAATGGATGGGGAAACTGCACCATTGTTAAAGGCGGTGCCTGCTGCTCTTGAACCAGAAACCCAAACAACTGAAATAACATTTTGTGTTGGTGAATCTGTTATGCTGTAATTAGAGGCAACAGAAGCGCTCAATTCATCTAATGAGAATCCGTATTGGAATTCTGTTCCACCATCTGGGGTTCCAGAGTAGCCAAAATCGTCACCAAATGAAGAAATAATATCAGTTCCCATAAATCTAGTGTAATCGATGTATCCATCGTTGAAAACTAGATTTGTTGCACTTCTGCCGGTATCAACACCGAAGTATGCGCTCAAATGTGAAGCGCCACCAGCAGATGCGCTAACTCTATATGGAATACCTGGCATTAGAATGCTTGCGGTAGCAAGTCCATTTGAAGCAGAAAGTAATGTTGTTGAATCCGATAAAAATCCTTCTTCTGCATAATAGTTGCTTGCTCCAAATGTCATTGAAGGTGCTGTTATGGTTGGGGCGGCATCAGCCAATTTGACCAAGCCGTGGAAACCAAATGGCAATGCTTCTTTTGGAGTTGTACCATTCTTTACATTAGCAGAAACAACAACTCTGATGTATCTTGAAAGATTTGGGAAATCATTGATTGTTCTGATTTGGTTTGTTGTTGTATCGAACTTGTGGTATTGATCACCGACTCTGCTAACAATAAAGTCTGGCGAATTTGGATTTAGATTTACAGAATTAAATCTTTCAAGAACGGTTTGTTTCAAATCAGTATCTTGCGCTGCTCTTAAAACAACATCGAAAGAACCATAATCTGCATTTTCATTAACAGAGTATCTTATATTCTCAATTGAGATTTTTAGATTTCTTGAACACCAGTCACCTTGTCCATCAAGAGAAACAAATTTAAACAACTTTTCCATGCTTGAAGGATTATAAGATCCGAATGCAGAAGAATCTAGATGTTGTGAAATAAACCAAGGAGTTTGTGCATCGACATATTCTGCTTGGTGATTTGCTTTATCTGATGTGTATGCTGGATTTGCCAAAGGCATTACTGCATAGTAGAAGAGATTCGTTCCAGCTTGTGAAACAAAGTCAGAAACATTTCTTTCAAATGTCTCACCAACCCAGTAGGTGGTTGTATCTGGTTCGATTGTTGTAATGCCAGATTCTCTTGAAGAAATCTTTTGTGGGTTGGTATTAAGTTGTTTGCGAATAAATTTATCACTATCACGATTTAAATTGATAGTTTTCTTTGTTGCACCAGCAGTACCACTAATCACAAGAGTGATATCTTGTGTCTGAGTAGTTGCGGTTGGAACGATTTTATTCATACCTTGGATAGCCGAAGTTGCTGAACCAATGTTAATAGAAGCAGACGGGAAAACCGCAGAACCATTTGTATAAATGATTGCACCAAGGGTTCCACTAAAAGAACCTGTTAATTGATTTGATGCAACTTGTACAACACTTGCGTTACCTTTGAACATATACAAACCAAAAGCACCTTTATAATCTACTGCTGCTGTACTGATTGATGTTGGAAGTTGTGGCAAATACCAGCCAGCTTTTGCTCTTCCGTCAGTTGCGGCTGTGGTTGCTTGTGTTCCCGCTAATCTTACGAATGTGATTGGTGCTGTACCAACTGATAAAGCAGCTTTTGCAGCATAAGCGCCATATAGAGGAGCATTGTGACCACCGCTTCTCCAAACATCAGAAACTTGCAAAGTGCCTGGTTCTGGCTCACCAAAGATATTTACAAATTCAGCATAGCTATTGACTTTCACTGGAACCATTGAAGGACCTTTTTGGGCACGACCAATGATTAATGGACCAATTGCTTCTGCCAATGCAGGGATTTGCGATCTGTCGATTTCGTTGATGAAAACACCAGGTGCAATGAATTTAAACTTTCTTTCGTCAGCCATATTATAGTTCTCCTTAATACTCAAAATAAATAGTTTGTTTTGTCTTCAAACTCCAAATTAGTTTATATTATCCGCTAATCAATCTTTCTGTCGGAAATTTAAACTCAACAGCATTTTCTACAACAGAAATCTTTGGCTTATCATCATTTGGGCCATGCCCCATTAAATAACCAAGAACCCTAAATTTAACTTCGCTTTGAAAAAATCTTTCTTCTGTATCATTATTAACATTATTATTTGAAGTAAAGCTGTTTTCAATAAATACTTCATATCGGTGTCCATCTTTTGAAACTGAAAAGGAATTTATTTGTCCTGTTTTTGTTGCAAAAGGTGTCATCATATCGTTCATTTGGGATTGGTAGTTAGACTTCAATACAATAGAATACATCATTTTCATATAAACCGGGATTGGAGCATACATTGTTTGATATATTACTTTTTTATTTTTACTTTTTGGCTTTGCAGTAAGTCTTGAAGTCGTCAAATTGCTTATATTTGGTGGATTTCCGAAAGTTTTAAAAGCATCAATATAAGATTGCAATCCAAAACTTCCTTCTCTTAATTGTTCTCCTCTGAATATCTTGCGAAGATCGTTGTTTAAGAATTCGGCAGATCTATCTTGTACTATTCTTCTTGCAATAGGTATTGTCACTCTTTTGGTAAGATCCCCATCCGGGAAATGCGCTTGAAAACCTCCCTTAAAGTTTGGGTCTTTTTCGACAGATTCTCTTTTAACAGAAATCATTGGTAGTATTAATGTGCTTTCTGGATCTCTTAGTTCTGGATCTTTCTTTATCTGATAAGATTTTTCTGTTGTAGCCCATATAACAGGAACTTTTTTAAATCCGTCATTTGTATAGCAAGAAATATTTAGTTTCTCATTTACATATTCTAGTATTGCTGAATCTATTGTTTCCAAAGTAGAAGGCATTAATTCAATTTCTTGAATTATCCTATTTGCTTCATCCACTCCTTGGTAAGAATAATCAGGTGGCATTAAAAGTTCCTTTTCTTGCTTTAATACATTTTGCCAATATTTCTATTGAATTTCTATCGTCTTCTATCTGACCAAAGATTTGTTTTGGTTCTGACAAAGATACTATTTCAAAAAACATACCATCATATCTAACAAAATCACCTTCTCTAACATACAAGTTTTGATCTTCTGTCAATCTTCTTCTGTGAAAATGTATAGTTATTTCTGAGCCTTTATCTAAACCAAAGTTTTCATTGTATTTCGTTATATATGAAGACCATTCAACCAAGGCGTATATTCTTACAGGAGGCAAAAAGTTTTTAACCAATGCCTCACCATATAATGGATGATAGTTTGTTGTTTCATAATCAACAGGATAATAAATAATTAATTGTCCTATAACCCTTTCCAACAACTCATCATTAACTTGTTTAACCAGATCTTTTTCTTTCTGGCCCAAGAATAATGGAGGTGGTGGCGATTCTGGTGGTGTCCATTTATTGTTTGCCATTTATTATCCTTGGTAAATTAGAAGTGGAATCTCTTCAAGAATCTTCCCAGCACTTTCTACTTGTGAAGCTTTTAGTTCAGCAAGTTTAGCGTAAGTTAATTCGTCAAGGATTGTCTTTAATTCTTCTTTAAGTTTTGTTTGTTCTTCTCTTGCTTCTGAAATAAGTGCGGTTCCATTAAGCTGGACTGAATCACCTGGGATTGGAATTGCACCAAACTTGGAACGAATTTGACCTAGTGTTTCTTTTACAAGAGCAAGTGCATAACGGCGAATCCATTGTTTGCCGATTGAGTTGATATTGGCAAACGGAATGTTGTCGAATGGCAAAGCATTCATGTTTGTAATGCCACCTTCACGATTATCGACACCACCTACTTTGTCCCAAGGGTTTGTACCAATATCTATTGTGAATTCAAACCACATTTTGGTAAAAAGAGAAGCGTCTGGCGTTGGGAATAATCTTAATTTATTATTAAAGATCTCAAATGAATAATGTGACAATCTTGTGTAGATGTGATCTTCGAATGCCATTGCTTGTAATTTGTTGTGCCATGCTGGAATGATTTCGAATGTTGTATCATCAGCAAACTGACCATAATAGTTAAGATTTCCAACAACATTTAATCCACCATAATAACCATAGAATCTCCACATTGATTGTGGCGTTTTAAAATAAACTCTTCTTATCATTGCTCTTTTTGAAGCAGAGCCAGAAAGAGCAGGAGCATAAGGAAGTGTTGGATCTGCTGTTACTCTGTCTTCAAGTATTTGTTGAATATCGTAATCTTGCTGATTTGAAACCAAATCAATCGAAGCAGAATAATGAGGTACAGAACCATTTACAATTCCAGAAGCATCGCCAATGCCTTGTGCCATTCTTAAAACAGATTCAAAAGATTGACGACCATAAGCAAGATTTATGTGAGAACCTGATAAGGATGCTTCTTTGATTTGTCCGTCGTGATCGAATGTGCCAGTTGTGGCACCAAGATAGTCCCCAAGAACATTCTTGGATTGATGGAGGTTTATCATATAAGAGTATTCTAGGACCGCTTCTTCGTAAGCGTTGAATACATTTGCTGGCATTATTTCAAGATCTAGAACATCACCACCAAGTTTGTGATAAACATAAGCAACTTGGTCAGAAGCGCCGGAAATAAAGTTTGGATCATAAAGTTGTGAAGAAGTATCGACATACATACCGAAAGCATAGTTCGATACATTGCCTGCTCCGTTACCTGTTGTTGCTGTTGATCCTGTGGCGGGCAGAACAACGGCACTTACTGTTGACGCTGGCGTTAAAACTGGTAATGCCATTCATTAGACCTCCGCTGTATTAAGTAGTTTTCCCAAAAGAAAAAGGCCCCGATCCCGAAGGACCGAGGCCAGAGATTAGCTATAAGCTAAGAACTCTATCAGGTGCCGCCGCTCTCACCGAGAAGACCACGGACGACAACTAGACCGTACATGTCTGGACGAACCATCTTCTTGGCGTAGCGGGTCATGACGCCCTTGCGAGGTACAAAGTCCTCAGTACCAAAGATGGTAGGAGTGACTTGTAGTGGGACGTAAGGAGCGTAGACGTATCCGCTTTCTAGGAAGCTACCGCCCTTGCGACCAACGAGGACGAGGTTGCGTGGGAAGTATGGATCAACGTGAACGTCGAACTTCTTGGAGAGTGAACCGACCTTGACTGCGCCGATGCTGCCTCTTTCGTCATCGTGGGTAACGCTTCCGCGGAATCCAGCGGTGAATTCAAGAATGTTGGCAACTTCTGGCGAAGTAACGACGAAGTTGGCACCACCACGAAGTGTCTTGCGGTGGATTTGTGCTGAAACGTCGTTGATTGTTTCAACGAGGGTTTCATACCACATCGATACGTTACCAGTGAAGTCTGGTGCTTTTGCGGAAGCGCCAATTTCTGCACCAGTTGTACGATCTACGAAGAGACCAGGTGAACGTGACCAGTAGAATGTACCAGCAGTTGCGCCCTTGACTAAGTCCTCAAGGATTTCGCGGTCGATTTCGAGAGCGATTTGTTCCGAGAGAATCGAGGTCAATTCGACTTCGGCATCAAGGTTGTGGTAAGCGTTGAGATCTTGTCCCAACTCTGGGGTCCACTTGGCCTTGAGCTTCTTGGTGACGGCTGTGACAGCAACTGAATCAACTTTGATGTCGATTTCTGGAATGCTAGAATTATTTTCTAGACCCCATGTGGTTGTACCAGCGACTGCTCCAAGTGGTGCGCCGGTTGCTGTAAATGCATCAGTAGCAGGAACGTCTAGTGCGGTTACGGCGGCAAAAACACCGGCAGCTTGTGTTGGGGTTGGAGAGGTTGGGGCACCACTTGTTCCAACAACAACTAACAATACCTTGCTTGAATCAGTTGGGTCAATTCTTGTAAGTCTGCGAACTTGTTTTGATGAGTTTGCAAGTGATCCTGTCATTGTAATTGCTACAAGGTCTTTTTCACTGAATTGTCCAGCAGTTAAAGATGATAGTGAAACAGTTGCAGCAGCGAATGCCGAACCAGATACCAAATCTGGGTCAAAACGCAATAGACTTGCCAATTCGTATGCATCAGTTGAAGCTGCTTCAAACACTGGAACACCGCCTGCGCTAATTGTACCAGATGCAACTGCTGTCAATGTCAAACCTGTGACGGTTTTAACGGCAGACGCATATCCGTTATTAAGAGCATATGGACCAACTTCAGCGTTTGTAGTGCTTAAACTGACACCACCAGTGATTTGTGAACCAACGACACCACCACCATATAGAGAGGCGGAAGCAGCGTATCCAAGACGAGCGCTTGCACTAGTTCCTCCAATATCACCAGATACTTGGAAATCAAGGAAGAAAATGAGACCCGATGGGAGACTCATTGGTTGAACGCTGACAAGATCGTTGGCCAAAAGACCAGCGAAAACACGGCGAACGAGTGGGAATGCGACCGAAGAGAAGCCTTGGACATCGCCACCGGCCATCGAGCTTGATTCCTTCAAAAGTTGTGCAGCTTGGTTTTCTAATAGGCGTGCCATACCTGCACGGGCATGATCGCTATCGAGTCCTTCAAGAAGACCTGTTCTTTCCCACTTGGTGAGAAGAGCAGCACCTTCTTCACGGAGACTACGATTAACGATGCCTTCTGTCAATTTTTCTAATACTTTAGACATAAGTTATCTCCTTTTAATTTATTGATTAATGTTTTTTTATTCCAGCAAGAAGTTGGAACCTGTCTGTCATCTCATTCAATAAAGAATCGTTATTGGTTGTTCTTCTTGTTACAGTGTGGGAAGGTCTGTTGATTGCTTCGTGAAGCGATTCTTTTCTGCTTGATCCAACTGAACCAGCAGACGCTGCACTTTGAAGGGTTTCGTAAATAACCTTCGCATCGCTTGTTGTGTTTGCCTTTTGAATCGACTCGACAATAGAATTCTTTTGGCGAGTATTAAGTGATTCGTTTGTAAGGACTTTGTTTTGATACAATAGTTTTGCATTCAAAAGTGCGGTATCTTCCAACCTTTCTTTGAGTGCTTCTACTGTTTCCAAAAGTGTTTGATTTTTTTCAGAGAGTTTTGTGTTCTCTTTTTTCAAAGATTCGCTGATACCAGCAAGATCTTTCATTCCTTGTTGTAGTTTGGCAAATTCTTCTTTTTGCTTTGTGTCTGCCAAACGAGCAAGGTTTATTTTTTGTTGTCTTTGACGGTCGTGTTCTGGGCGTCCTGCCCAACCTGTAAAGTCGCCGTCTGTAATATCGACAACCAATTCTTCTTGGAGGACTTCTTCTTCCAAGTCTTTTTTGATTTCAACTTCTTTGTCCTCTTCCCCTACAACTGCATCTTTTATATCTTGTCCAAGTTCTTGGGTAAAAGTAAGTAGATTAATTTCAGCACCTGGTGGCATATCTTTGACAACAGAATACATAGCATCTAATAAGTGTCTAACTGGTGCTGCGGGGTCTTGTTCTACCACCATATCAGCGGCAGTTGCTAACGAAGTTGCAAGAACACCAGCAGAAATAATATTTTTTAATGTTTCCATTGGAGATTCATTTATCTCTTCTTCCACTTCTTCTTTAAGTTGTTCGTCAAGACCCAAAGCTTCTCTTAGAGCATCCATATCTACTTCAACGACTTCTTCATCGTCTTCGTCTGGTTCTTCGGAAGTCTCTGCCTTTAAAGCTTTGAGTATTTTTTCGCCCAAAGCAGATTCTGGAATCCTAACCTCGTCAGATCCGCCAACAGTTTCTTCTTCTGTCTGGGCTGGCTCTGGCATAGTAATAGGATCGTCGCCTTCGGTTTGTTCCAACAATGTATTCATTGCTGAACGAACTTGTTCGGCATATTGTTCTATTATCTTATTTTCGGCTGTTTTAAGGGCTGCTTCTCTTAACAACTTGGCGTCAAGGATAGCTTCTTCTAAAAGAGATGGCATTAATGGTCTCCGTCAAATGTAAAATCTCAAAATAAATAGTATCTTGTAAAGAGAAAATACTACCTACTTTGAGATTCTGTCTTTTGCTTCTTTGCTTTTAGTTTATCAAGGACCTTTTTACGCTTTCTTTGGCGTCGGTTTTCTTGAACTGATGGTTTCTCATAATACTCATATTTTCTTAATGTTTGTAGGAAACCTTCTTTCTTTGTTTTTCTTAAAAACTTTCTAATTGTTTTCTCGATAAATTCGCCCTGCTTTGGGACGACCGAGACATTCACTGCTTTTCTTCTACTCATAAAACCTTCTTGTTTGTTAAATAATAAATCAACCTACGCCAGCAGAGCCTGACCAGTTGCCTGATAGATGTGATGCTGCGATTCCTGTTAATCCTGCAATAACCGAGGCGGTAAATTGAGTTCCGCCAAATTCTGCTGCTGGTGAAATGAAAACTGATGTAACTCTGTAATCTGCTGAAAATGATTCGGATCCAGAGAGGACTAGGAAGTTTGTTCCGTTTAATCCGTTTTGGGAGAAAGCAACTTTCATATATCCATCAGAGGCGATATTCTTAACGATAACAAATTTTGTTACTTGTGGGAAAGAAATTTGTTGTGTTGTTGAGGCACTAATAAATGTTAAATGCGGTTGGGTACTTACTTGATAAGAACCAACGTTATTAAACCCAGCAGAATAGATATAGTTTGACATAGTTTTCCTCTCAGGTAAATAGTTTAATTTTTAGAAAAATCCGTTTCCAACTGTTCTTCCGGAAGTGGGAGATCCGAAAGAACCAGCAGAGAATCCACCGGATCTGCTACCGAAAGAAGTTATTCTAGCAGTTCCGCCTCCACCGCCTCCACCGCCACCGCCAACGGATCCAACTTTGAAT